TTCTCGCAGCAGCAAGATGCAAGCTGCGTGGCAAGAGCGGTCTGGCCCGCCTGCCGTGCGTTGCCCTCCTGCATGATGGCAAGGCTGATAGCGTTGTCGCCATTGGACACGCTGCGCTCCAGACCGTTCACGAGCTGTGCGTTCTGGTAGCCAAGCTGACAGATGGCGCTGTTCACGCCAGCAAAGCCGCTTTCATGTAGCTCATAAATTACCCCTTGTTGATGGTAGGCTTCTTTTCTGCAAGTGCCTTTTTCATCATGCTGACGGCTTTTTCGATCACGCTGTCCAGCACTTCATCGGTGATAAAAGGCTTCAGCCAGTCCGGCAGTGCGCCGCGCAGTGCGGCAAAGACCTGTGCCTTTTTCTTTGCGCCCTGACCGCTGCCCATGATGCTGTCCTCAGCGATGGTCACGAGCTCCAGCGCCCAGTCCTTGACGTACTGCTTGTAACCCAGCCGGATAGCGCCAACAGCCAGCGCGGCAAAGCCAATGAACATCAGTACCAGTGCGATGGGTGCGGGGATAAAATTAAACATTGCTTCCATGATTTGTTACTCCTTTCAGCAGGTAGTTGTTGATATCGGATTTGCTTTTTTGCATACCTTCGCGGTTGTTGCCGGACAGCTGCGAATCCAAAAGATTTTGCACGCCAACAAGGACGAGACGCATCTCTTCATCGAGGCCGTCAAAGCGGCGCAGGTCTCTTGCAAGGGCCTGTGCGTGCTGAAGCTGTCCCTGTTCCAGCACGCCAAGTCTTTTTTCGAGCGTATCCATTCGCTTGTTCTGCGCATCGTCGGGGGCCTGTGCCTTTTTGATGTACTTGTGGATGATGTCCAGCACCTTGTCGATCGTGATGGCCGCAGCACACAGGCTGCCAAGGATGCCCAGCACCCACAGTAAAGCTTCTTTTTCGGTCATTTACCTTCCCGGAGACGGGTCAGGCCCTTCTTGCTGATGATACCCGCATAGTCCTTGTATGCGTGGGACATGTCCACGTTGGTGGTCACACCGGGTACACGGGCCTTGCTGGTATACTGCCACATGCCAAAGGGCCAGCCGGGAGCGGGCTTCTTCGTCCGGTAGGCAGCCAGCCACACGTCGTATGGCTTCAGGGCTGCGTCGCCCATGTACAGGAAGGTGCTGCCGAACCACAGGCCGGTGTAGAGCAGAGCGTACACGCCCCAGCTTTCCACCGTGCTCAGCATGTAGGCCGTCAGGTCGGTCAGTGCGGCCTTGCCCAGCGGCTTCTGCACTTCGTCCTCAATGTCCACGGCTACCGGCAGCTCAAAGCTCCGGCCGGTGAGCAGCTTCTTGAAGTACGCCAGCTCCCTGTCGGCCTGCTCCCGGTTGACCGCCTTGAAGTAGCCATACACGCCGCAGGGGATGCCCAGCCGCTTGCACTCGCTGTAATTGCGGGAAAACTGCGGGTCAGTGTAGGGCGCACTGGGTCTGCCCGTTGCGCTGTTGCCCATGGCGCGAATTATTACACCGTCCACCTTCCCGCTTGCCTTGACCTTCTCCCAGTCGATCGTGCCCTGATACCGGGACACGTCCATGATTTCAGCCATAGTGTCCTCCTTACTGGGTGATTTCCTCAAAGCCGCTCTTGATAAGAATTGCCTTGACTTGCTCCTTCAGCAGGCGGGGGCAGCGCTCGTACAGAGCCTTTGCATCCTCCATAGTCTCAGCAGACATGATTTCCTGTGCCCATAACATTGCCATCATACGTACCATCCTTTCTAATTTTTGTGTGATTTTATGCATAAACAATCTCGCTCATTTCAAGCAAGCACTGTTTCAACATCTCGTTTTCTTTTTGCAGCGCCGCCACCGTCTCCGGCAGCTTCTCTCGGGCTTCGGCCTTTTTGCGTGCTTCTTCCTGCGCAGCCAGCTCTTCGGCGGTGTAGCGGATGTACTTCTGGATGGGCACCTGTTCAGTCCATGCGGCCTGCGCCTTTACGCCGGGGCGGTCAACGATCTTCTGCACGTCCTTTCCACCGTTCGGATACTCGGTCACGGTCTCCCAGTGCCACTGCTCCTCCACGCCCTCTACGGCGGGGTGGGTGATCTCTTCGGTGCTGCCGGTCAAGTAACCCAGCGTCAGGTCAGGGTTTTCAATGGCTGCACCGTTCTCGTCAATGATCTTCATGGTTCAAAACCTCCTTTCTCAGGCCACGCGCCGCCAGATGTGCACATAATAGGCTGGTGGCTGCACGGTATTGCTTGAACCGTAAATCGAATTCGAGCGGGAAGCATCAAAAGAAATATCATATGCCGACCCTTCATATCCAGCATATCCACAAAAAGGAGAGCTAACCTCTGTAACTGCCAAAGCACCTATTGACGATATGGCGTTTTTATTACCGCGAAATGGTGATGTTTTACCGTTATTTGAGGTTTCGCTTAAACTACCTGCAATGTTTGGCAGACCGGCCTTCACGGTGGTGCCCGCTGCGTGGGCGTAGGACGCACCCATCAGCACCCGGTTCTGCGCGATCTCCTGCCATATACCGCCGAACAGGGAAGCGGGGCTGGTCGTACTGACTGTTTGAAAAATACTGCCCACGGGGTAGGCCGCCAAAGTGCTGTCCGCAGAAAGTGTTCCGTCCGCATCGACCGTCAGACCGCTGCCCACCTTCACACCGCCCAGCACGGTTGCGGTGGCAATAGGGAGCTTGATGCCTTTCAGCGCATCGCCAACAGCCTTTGCGTCAGCCGGAGCGCCCTCGACGCTTAGCGTCTTATCGGTGCTCACGATGGCCGCAGCCCTGTCCGCTTCAGCTTTGGCAGAAGCGGCAGAACTTCCCGCGCTCTTTGCGTCTGCGGACGCTGACTGTGCGCTTTTGGCTGCGCTGGTGGCGGCAGAATTTGCGCTAGATGCAGCCGAAACGGCTTCTTCTTTTGCGTTAATTGCTCCCGCAACGGTACTAAGTTCATTAAGAGTAGCCGCATTGATTGGCGTTCCTTCTTTTGTTGGCTCGTCATTTCGGATAAGAGTGACAATTTCGGATGTTCCATCCGATTTTACCATTGTCCACCGACCCGGATATTTCGCCACACGGTCTTCAAAAACCATATTGTCCATCTCCTGTCATGTATTCGCCGGAAAACGTAACGTATGTTTTAGCAAGCGTTTCAATGTCGAACAAAATTTGCTCGATTTGATTCATCCTTAAAAAATCGAGTTTATTCATGCTTTCTGGAGTATCTGCAATAGCAGATGGGCCAGAGCATTTAGCACGAATGGAGTTGATGTTGGAAAGCCAACGTGTTGCATCGGAGACTTTCATATATCCATCGACTGTCCAATCAGTCCGAACAGAAACAGATGCGCCAACAATGGAGCCAAGCTCTTGAATACCGGATTCTATGCGGTTAAAATCCGTATAGCTTAAAGCGCCCTTCATTCCGGCAAGCCATTCCGATTGTTCGGCTTTTGTCCACGTACCTGTTCTTGCCTTTGCGGTAATTTCTTTCACGTGGTCAACATCCGATTGCATTCGGTCTGTAATCCAACGAATCATAGATTATTCTTCCTCAACTCTGTTTTGATACCCAATAGGCAAATTGCTCGGAACGGTAAACATGTAATGATAGCACTTATAGTTTGCGTCCCCAGAACCGATACAGTCATAAAAAAATAATTCCTCTTCGTCATTAGAATCGCCAAGATGTGCTTTGTCCCAATATCCTGAAACAACAATAGAACGATAATAGATATTTCCAACAGAAGGGCCCATGCCAAAATATTCAAGATGGGTAACGGGAGTTCTCGTCCACTGCTGATACGGGCTGTAATCGCCTCCGATAGTAAAAAAAGGATTTCTCAGAAGTTCTTTTGCTGTAGGGAGCGGGCTTCCTTCTGCGTTGCATCCATACCCCCAAATTTCGTTAATAGAACTGCTGTTATCAGGAAATCCGTAGTATATTTCTTTTGCGGAAGGTAAAAATATACTGCGAGATAGAGTAGACACAGCAGAAGGTACGTACTCGTTAGAATCATTTTTTTTGAACGCTGGGGTATAATAAAAAGTAGTTTTGCCGATTTTTTTCTGCATAAAATCAGAAAAAGAATTTTTTATGTTTCCGTTCAATAAGGCATCGATACTACTGGTCGAATACTCTGCGGGAGTTGTCATTTTACTATCCCACGCAATGTTTTCTGTTTTCGCGTCTTTAAGAGCAAGAAGCGTTCTCCCTTTGCCATTTAATTCTGGCTCGTAATTATGCTTTGAGACAAGAAAAGCGGTATAAGCGCCAGCGACGGAGATGTAAACGGTATCGCCTTCTTTGAGGTTGGAAATCTCATCCGCAATCGCAGTAGCATTGCAAGAAGCAGAAAGGCTCGCAACTGTAGCTGTAATCGTTGCATTTCCGCTGTGTAAATACGTAACGTTGCAGACAGATACGCCGCGTTCGTTCTTGATGACATTCAGCTCAACGATACCAGCGGGAGATGCATTCCAAACAATAACAGGGGAATCGGCAGATGCAGGGGTAAGCGTTGCAGTGAGCGTGATCGTGTCGGAAGGATGTAAGTAAATCTCAGAAGCATCGATTTGTAACGAATCAACATCTTCAATCATATACCCGGTAACGGAGCCCTTGAAGCTACCATTAAACGTGTAAGAAACATCCGTGATCAACAAGTTAGAAGAATATCCGAACTGATGATTGAGCTTGACAAAATCAAGAGCATCGTTGTGCGGGCTTGCACGATAAGACAGGGTAGCTTTTCGACGATTAGAAAGCACTTTATAGCTTTCAGTTAGAACATTCTTTGGCTGGGAGACGACGGAAGAAGAGATAAGCGCATTATTTACACTTTGCGTAACGCCATCGCCAGTAGCACCATTCGGATACAATGACGAAACTCCATTTAGAGAGTAAGAGATGTTTTTTAACTTATTAGAAAAAGTGATTTCCGGATACTGATAATCATTGATTTCAGTGATTTCATAAATGTCGGACTTGTTTTCAGGAAGGTACGGAACCCGGTCAATCCGAATCTCACCGTTTCTTGTCTGATACAAAGCCATACCGGCTGCGTTAGCAGAAAGCTGTAGCACATCAGCGTTTTTATACGAAGAATTTCCGTTGTTAAAATCAGCTGTATAATCCTTCAAAGATTCATTGATGTAATAGCTGATACCGGAAACATCAAGAAGTTCCAAAGCGTCATAACACATTTCGTATAAAGTTCCGCTTTTCCTTCCGGTATATAGTGAATCGATTAAAAACACCAAAGCATCTCGAGCTTCAAAGGAAGCGGTAATGCCATTAGAAGGAATGTTCCAACTAGAAAGGTAAAACTTACCTCCGTTAATCCATTCAGTCTGTCCGTCCAAGTCCATGCCATACTTTACAAAAACAGCTTGGCGTTCATACAGATACTTGTAGAGACCGTCTGGGTTGATAGGATTCCATTTTTGATCGCTGTTATCAACGGAAAAAGAAATTGAATCCTTGGAAAGTTGACCGGAAATTGGGTCTCGCTTTGATTTATGGGAATACGACAGAAGGTCTGTTTTGCTAAATTTCACACGTTGTCCAAATTCCACTTGCGAGATACGAGCTCTTCGGTTTGGAATACACCATTCAAGAATTTCAATAATAACCGAATCATAATTGGAAATCTCAAATTCAATTGAAGTTTCGGTGGAATCGTTGTTGTCAATTTGCTTTTCCAAAAGAAGAGCGGTTCCTTTGTAAGCGGAAACTTTAAATGATTTTGCCCATTCATTTAAAATTTCAGACCAAACGATTGTCAGGCCCGGTATTTTTTCTTCGTAGATTTTACTAAAAGAAAATGTGATGGTTGGATGATTGGAGCTTGATACGCATTCACCGCTTACATAGCCGCATTCTTGATACGGTTCAGAATTCGGGACGATATCAAAGCTTCCATCTAAAACCCAAAAATTAGTTTCAGCAGTCGCGTAATTTCCAGAAGTGGAAATGTCCAGGTCAGTGATGGATGCCGCATTACTAAACACGGTTTGCGAACCTGAACTTGCAATAGCGTCCGTTTGCGCCGCATCATCAGCTGCATGATAAGTAATCTGAATAAAAGTTTCGGGTACAAGCGTATTATTATATTGTGAAAGCCACTTATCGGACGGCTTTACAGACATATAAAATCACCACCTTTAGACCTCAACTAGGCTCAAAGAACAATCCGTCCAGCCCATCACATTTCCGGTGTTTGGGCCCCTTCGCCACATTCCGGCTGTTCGATCGGAAACATACATCTGACGTGTAGAATAAGAAGCTGTTGCTTGATTGTAAAATCGTACCGTGCAATAAAAGTTTGTAGTGAATGGGCCGATGACGGAAGCCCATTGTTTTGCGGTAAGGTATTTCCACTTAAGAGCCACTTTTGCAACATCGTGTCGAACCACAGAGCCAACAACCTTGCCTTGCACGTTTCGGCCAGAATCAACGATGGTTGAAGTCGTTGCGCTATAAGAGGAAGGCTCTGGCAAATCTACGCCGTTCACTGATACAAGAGCTTGCATAATTCACCGTTCCTTCCTTAATAGCTATACACTTCCGTCCCCATGATTTGCACGCCGCGGTCAGCCTGCTGCTTTTCAACCGAAGCGGTAATCTGCTTTCCGTCAATGAACAGCCTGACTTCCTTGCCGCCGGTAATTTCGTCACCATAGCGCTGGAAAATATCAAGAAACGCATTATAGCAGCCGTTGTAAACCGCGCCTTGCAGGTCGGAAGAGCTTGTTGACCCGGATGATGTATTGCTGTAGTATCCATTTGCAGAAGTGGTGGAACCTGTAGAAGCATCGTATTCAGGGGTTCCGACGTAAGAAGAATTGTCAGCTGAATATTTCCCACCGAGATTGCTCACAATACCCGCAATCGCAGCGCCTAAGGCAATTGCGGCCGCGCCCACAATAAGCGCTACAGGAATGCCGAAAACTGTAGACGAAAGCGCACCGGCAATAGAAGTAAGAAGGCCAACAAACGCAGAGCCAACACTTCCAATCAAGCCGCCCATTGCAGCAAAAATTTCAGGGAAAGAGCTTACAAGACCACCGAAAAGGCCTTGACTGATCGCAGTGCCAGTGGTAGCTAAAGGCACCTTCAACGCGCTAATTGATGTAGAAATCGTAGTTCCAAGATTGGAAACGCTCTTTACGATTTTTCCAAAATTGCTTGTTATGCCGCTCCAGATAACCTTGCCAACTTTTAACGCTTCGTTAAACAAGGTTTTGGATGCATCCTTCAAAATTCCAGCAATGTTGGAAATAAAGCTTTGCGCATATGCTTTTACCTGATTTCGGTTGCCTTCTCCCATCGCCTGCCAGATAATAGCAGCGGCAGTTGTACCAATTGTTTTTAAGTCGCCGTTCTGCACAGCATTCCAAAGATTCTGCACTGTGCCGAAGAAGTCATTCTGCAAGCCGGAATCAAGTTCTTGCCACTTACTGTCCAGACCGTTGAAGAAGCCATTAACAAAATTCGTTGCGGTGGTCGTGCCATAGTCAATCATCTCGTTGCCCTTCTGCTGAACAACGTTTGCCAGATTAGTCATAGCCTGTTCAACGTAATGAAGTGCTGCAGTGATACCGTTTGCAAGGCCTTGGTCGATGTAGATACCGAACTGTTCAAAGACTTTAGAAGGAGAGTGGATGCCAGTATCTGTCGTGAACTTATCTAGAATAGCCTTTGCAAGTCCACCAACAGTTTTCTTTGCATTCTCAATTCCTTTGTTGATACCATCAATCAAGCCCTGAACGATGTTTTTGCCATAGTCCAAAAATTTTGCAGGGAGATTTTTAATTGTATCAACCAAGCTGTTCCAAGCCTTGTCCCAGTTTTCTTTGAATCCGGCCCACTTCTGGTTCCACCACTCGCCAACACCAGCAAACCACTGCTTTAAGCCTGCGCTTGCTTGGTTAAGCGCCTGAATTGGATGCTGAACAAATCCGGGCAAGCTGTCCCATGCAGTCTGAAAATTAGCGCTGAACCCTTGCCACTTTTCATTCCACCACTCGCCAACGCCGACAAACCAGTTTTTTAAGCTCTCGCTTGCCTTGTCGAGAGATTCTGTAATTTTGTCCCAGTTTTGATAAATCGCAATTCCGACATCGGTCAGACCACCAACAATCAAACCAATCAGCGTACCGATGCCTGTACCAATCGGGCCACCAAGAGAACCGATAATTGCACCAATGCCTGCGCCAGCCATTGTCGAGCCAAGCGGAATCAAAATTCCGTTTAACGTGTTTAAGCCATTCTTGACAGCATCGTAAACGCCCGTTACAAACATAGGTATGCCGGTTACTACTCCGCCAACTGCTGCTCCAATAATCGCGCCAGCAGTAGAGCCACCAGCCGCTTTAATGGCCGCTCCAACAGCAGTATTGCCAAAGCCGGTCACGATAAACTGAGCAATTCCTTTACCGAGAATGGCTGCGCCTGTAGTTCCAATCAAAGCACCAAGAACAATTTCGGCGAAATTTTTCCCATTTACGCCATTTTCAATCGCGTCTTTAATGCCTGTAATTTCAAGAACGACACCTACTGTAAAAACGCCAAGACCCAAAACAATGGATTTCAATGCGTTCATTTTGGAAATAGCATCCACAATATCCGTAATAAGATTTGTGAGCTTCCAAGCAGCAAGGGCGGTTGCTACAGTCGCTATAAGAGGAAGCATAGCCTTGATTTTCTGCTTGATAGCATCAATCTGCTTTGCAAACTCTTCGTTGTACTGCTTGAACATATCGTAGCCGGACAGGTCTACATCGCCCAAGATGTTGCCGGCAGATGCACCGCCGCCAGAGCCGGAGCTTCCTTGTGTTGGGTCAATGATGTTCAGTTCATCAAAACCCATCGTGTAGTCCTTGAGAGCTTTGGCGGCTTTCTTTGTCGAATCGGTTGTGTCATCCATTGCGTCACCGATGCCGCCAACGCTGCCAGCACTCTTAGTGAAATCGGTGAACACGACCTTCACGCCCATCAGCTTTGCCACCCACTGAACGAACTCCCGAATGAGCTGAACGGCGGCAATCAGCGGGGGAAGAATAGATTTCATGGCAGGGTAGAGCAAAGAGCCAACAGACTTCGCCAGCATATCCAATTGCGCTTTCAGAATCTTAATCTGGTTCGCAGGGCTCTGGATGGTCTGTGCAAGGTTGCCCTGCACATTGGCAGTCTGCTTCATAATGGCAATGTAACGCAGAACCGCCTTATCCGCCTGAGACAGACTAGAAACCTGCTTGTTAAAGCCCAAGGCTAGAAGCTCCTGCTGCAACCGTGCCTGAGACAGGTCAACGCCCAAACGGCGAATAGGCTCAATCTCGCCAGAGATTGCGGAGGACATTGCGGTAAAGGTCTCTGCAACGTTTTTGTTCCAATAGGAACCTTCGTCATAGGCAAGCTGGGTCAGATTCTTGAACAGAATATATGCTTTGTCGCTGGTCAGACCAAACGAAGTATCCAAGCTCTGGATGGTAGCCATGTAAGTCATCGCTTTGGTCGGGTCAACGCCAAGCAAACCCTGCATCTTGCTAATGAGCGTATCGGCTTCACCGCTCAGATTGCCCATAGCATT